CAAGATCTTGGCAACGCCGGCGCTTATAGTCCTGAGAACATGCAAAAATTGTTCAGACTCAGAACTCTAGACGGCGGCGAATGGGCACAGAATAATCTTAAAGTTTCAATTCAAGATGTCATACCGTCTACCAATGATAGCGATCCCTACGGATCGTTTACTGTTGTTCTTCGTAAAATGAATGATACTGATAATGCGCCTAAGTTCGTTGAAGTATTCTCAAATTGCACTATGAACCCAAATTCAACAAATTATGTCGCAAGGAAGATTGGAGACAAATTTAGAACTTGGGACGAGGACATTAAAGCTTATAAAGAGTTTGGAAAATATACAAATATTTCAAGATTTATGTATGTTGAAATGAATGAGGACGTAGACGCCGGCGTAACAGATCCAAGATATATTCCTGTTGGCGTTTATGGTCATAAAAGACCGAAATCAGTTAAGAGCCTCAAGGGGAGCAACAAAACGGGCGTGGTGGCTGCCGCAGGACATATCGGAATAGCCGAGACGAGCCACACGGATGCAGGCACCTCTAACATCGCCTCTGTAGGGGCAAATGCTTTCTTAAAGGGTGGTGAAGATGACATACTGTTATCTCCCGGAGACGGTGGCTGGTATATGGCTCATGTAACTGGCACCGCCGGCGCCTCCACCGGCGGCGGAGCAAACTTCACAGCTTCCTTCTATTGGCCAACTGTTGCTTTTAGAGAGTCCGGCCTTCAGGGAAAATTGACTTCACCAAGAAGGGCTTATTGGGGTCCGACTACATATCAAAGTGGCACCACAAAGTTTGATCCTAGTGTTCGTGAACCTCTTCGCGCCCTTCCAGAAGCTTTAGGAGCATTTTCTACGGGTGTTGGACCTTCTTCAGAAGATTCAACTTATACTGAAGATGCGTGGATCTTCACTCTTGAAGATTTGAGTGGAAGCGACACCGGCCATGGCGCACATTACCTATCTGGTAGCCGCCGAGCTGGGACTTCGATTACCGCCGTAAACGATCTTAATACTCTTCTGGAAACTCAGAGACTTAATAAGTTTACGACATTCTTCGCTCATGGATTTGATGGTGTTGATATTACGGAGAAGGAACCGTTCAGAAATTCTGGCCTTGCTGGAACAGAAGATAACAACTATGCTTATCATTCGGTTCATAGAGCAATTGATGCCCTTCATGACGCTGAAGTAGTTGAGTATAATCTGGCTACGATGCCCGGCTTGACAAACACAGCTCTTACTGAACATTTGATTCACACATGTGAGGATCGAGGCGACGCTCTAGCAATTATCGACCTGGAAAATGATTATGTACCAAGTACTGAAAATCTTTCGTCTGAATCAGCTAGACGTGGTTCTGTCGAGTCGGCTGTAAATTCTTTGAGAAACAGAAATATCAATAGCAGCTACGGATGTGCTTACTATCCGTGGGTACAGGTTAGAGATTCATTCACCAACGCTATCGTTTGGATGCCGCCGTCTGTTGTTGCCTTGGGCACGATGTCTTTCAGTGAAACACAAAGAGCGCTTTGGTTCGCTCCAGCTGGTTTCACGAGAGGTGGACTGACGATGGGTTCTTCTGGACTTAACGTTGTAGGCGTCCGCCAGCATCTTACTTCACAAGACAGAGATAGACTTTACGCAGCTAATGTCAATCCAATCGCGTCATTCCCAGCTGAAGGAATTGTGGTTTTTGGACAAAAGACACTTCAAGTAACGCCTTCTGCTCTTGATAGAATTAATGTTCGTAGACTACTCATCTTTACGAAAAAGGAAGTATCAAGAATCGCAGCAACAACGTTGTTTGAACAGAATGTTCGTTCCACTTGGAATGCTTTCAGCTCTCAAGTTGAAACTTTCCTTAACGATATTAAAGCTGGATTTGGGTTGATGGACTTCAAGGTTGTACTTGATGAAACGACTACAACTCCCGAAATGATTGATAGAAATATCATGTATGCCAAAGTTTTCCTGAAGCCGGCTAGAGCGATTGAATTTATTGCTCTTGATTTTGTCATAACTGATAGTGGAGCGTCCTTCGCTGATTAATAAAAAAGAAACAAATTTTAAATTATTTACTATTTAATAATATACTGAGGAGAAAGTAAACAAATGGCAGAAAAATTTTGGGCAAATAGCGCGCTAGAACCAAAAAGAAAACATAGATGGCTTCTGTACTTGGGAAATACGGATATTCCCGTTTTTGTTATTAAGACGGTTAAGAAACCTGGATTTACAATTAATCCTGCAGAGCACCAATTTTTTGGTCATAAATTTTACTATCCTGGTAATGTCACTTGGGATCCAATTGATATAACTTTAGTTGATCCAGTTGATCCTAACGTTTCCAAGAATCTTATGAAAGCTTTGCAAAGAAGCGGTTACGAAACTCCAGATGTTACTGAAGGCGGCGCTGCTTTTACGACATCCAAATTTAAAGCTACGAAAGTTTTAAACGGTCAAATTAAGTTGGAACAATTAGGTCCTGATAATGACCCCATCGAAACTTTCAAGCTGTGGAATCCATGGATTACGTCAGTTAAGTTTGGAGACTTAGATTATACTAGTGACGATATGGTAGAAGTCACCATGACAATTCAATATGACTACGCAACACTTTAAATGAGGTAAATAATGTCAGCTAGAAATAATGAGGAACGTCTGGGAATTAAAAATCCGGATGCGGACGCTCCTATTGAGAAACTAAGTGAAAGCGATAGCTTTTCCTTTGTTACCCCCACTGAATTTGTGGACTTACCATCTAAAGGTAAATTTTATCCGGAAGGACATCCTTTGAATGACGCCGAATCAGTAGAAATACGTTATATGACGGCAAAAGATGAAGATATTTTAACTTCGCAAACTCTTTTGAAAAAAGGTATTGCGATTGAACGATTATTACAGAATATAATTGTTGATAAAAGTATTAGAATTGATGAACTTCTTGTTGGCGATAAGAATGCTCTAATTGTAGCAGCCAGAATTACTGGATATGGAGAAGAATATGATATCAATATTACATGCCCAGTTTGTAATGTATCTAATCCACATACAGTTAATTTATCTGAGTTGAGAACAAATTATGTGGATGATAATATATTAACAGAGTTCAATATCGATAAAACGGGCAATAACACATTTATTATTACGTTACCAAAATCTAAAGTTAACGTTGAGGTTCGATTATTAAACGGAAGAGATGAGAGACACTTAATGGTCAAAAGCGAACAACGAAAAAAACATAAATTATTAGAAGCCGTGTTAACCGATCAGTTTAAATCTTTTATTGTGTCAGTAAATGGCAACGATCAAGAAAAAGCTGTTTCTTCTTTCATCGATAATATGCCGGCTTATGATTCAAGGTACTTAAGAAACATATACACAAACATCACACCAAATATTGAAATGCAAGAGTATTTTTCATGCTTAGAATGTGGCAATACCACGGAGGTTGATGTACCCTTTACGGTACAGTTTTTTTGGCCTAAGTGATGATTATATAGAGCATGTATATGAAACGTTTTTCTTTTTAAAATATCATGGTGGCTGGAGTTTCATCGAGGCCTATAATTTACCAGTTAAAATTCGAAATTGGTTTATTAAAAGGTTAATTACCCAGCTTGAGAACGAACAACAGCAAGCAGAAAAGTCTAGATCTGGTCGTTAATTGATCAATAATTTTACTTTCGTAAGACTATTTATTGTGGAAAGGTTTAGTATGACCTTTATAGGGGAAATTTCTAATGGCCACTGACGAAGATATTAATAAAACCTTAGAAAGACTTGAACTAGAAAGGGCCATGGCCGAAACTGTACTTCGCGGCGCCGAAGCCGTGGAGAAAAAAAACTCTGCCTTAGAACGCGCACACAAATCAGGCGCTATGAAGCTTGAACAGTACGAACAAGAAAAACAAATACTACAGAATATAATTGATCTTCAGCTCGATTCCGGGAGAGAAGCGCTGGAGACTTTCTCAAAAGAAAACAAACTCCGAATAAATAAAATAAAGCTTCTCGAGAGAGAAGCTGACCTCATGGCAGAATATGCCTCAGATTTTAAATCATATACTGGCATGATGTCTAACACCATGAAAATGAGTGCAAAACTCAGCTCAACCATGACAGGAGGTTGGATCAATGCTGGGTTCGCTATTCTCAAGGCCAGGGATAACTTTAAGAAACTCGAGAAGCAGATCGGTTCGGCGGCCGCAAAGATGGTAATGATCCAGAGAGCCGCCTCCAGGTTTAGTCAATTTGGTGATACTCTCGCAGGAGGAATGATTAAACGATTTGAAAACGTGGTCACAAAAGCGGATGAGATGCGCTCAGAATTTTATAAAAATACACAAGCCAGTGAAGAAATGGGCGCTGTTATGGTGGGAGCATCAGAAAAATTACAACACATGGGCCTTAATTTTGAATTAGCTGGCAAGGCCGCGCAGGATCTTCGCAAGAATTCCACTGCATTCAAACACGCTAATAAAGATATGCAAGAATCGATGGTAGTAACTGTAGGTGTCTTACAGCAGGCCGGCGTTTCAGGTGAAACATCTGTCAAAGCTTTTGATGTTTTAACTAAGGTTTTGGGTCGCGACGTCCCTTCTGCGACAAAAAGTTTGGCCAAATTTGGCAGCATAGCAGAGTCTCTAGACATGTCTATGGAAGATTTTTCGAAATCATTCGTCGCGGCCTCAAAGAAATTAGCATATAATGGCCCCAAGATGGAAAAGGTGTTTATTGGCCTTCAATCACAAGCATATGCGACCGGTGTCTCAATGGATAGTTTACTTGGCATTGTTGGCCAATTTGATACATTTGAAGGATCAGCTAAAGCTGTTGCGGGATTAAATGGTATATTGGGCGGCCCATATTTGAACAGTATTGAAATGGTATATATGTCAGAAGAAAAAAGAATTGAAGCTATGCGTAATTCTATCACAATGTCTGGAAAACAATGGTCTAGTATGAGCAAGTTTGAAAAAATGGCAGTTATGACCGCCGCCGGCGTCAAAGATTTGGAAGAAGCTAATAGATTATTTGGCACATCAACAGAAGAATATGAAAAAGCAGAGGCAAAGGCTAAAGCTGCAGCTGAACAACAAAAGAAATTTGAGGAAACTGCCCTGAAAGCCACAAAGATTACGGAAAAATTTCAACATGCCATGAACGGCCTTGTCATTGCATTTGGCCCTGCTTTGGAGATGGTAGTCGATCTTGTTGAAAGTTTCTCTAACTGGGTCAAGGGTCTGAGTGAGTTGGAGAAAAAGCAGACTTTCTTTGGAATAATTTTTGCCGGCGTGGCGCTTAAGATTATTGGATGGTACATCGCCATGACGATAAAAGCTAGAATATTCGGCGCCGCGGCCGGCACCGCAGGTAAATCCGCCGCCTTCGGCGCGAAATTAGCCTCGGGCGCCCTGAAGTTACTCACCAAGGCCTGGAATTTATTGAAATACGCCGCGGTCTTCGCCGGCAATGCAGCGATCGGGGCCCTGATCAAACTGAAACTCTTCGCCAGCTCCGCCATGGCTTTTCTCGCCGGTATATCTGCTCCTGTTTGGGGATTAATTGCGGTTGTTGTTCTTGCCGGAGCAGCAATATGGTATTTCTGGGATGAAATTAAGGCATCCTTCACCGCCGGATGGGCCTGGGTTAAAGAAGGGTGGGACACCTTTATAGGGTACCTCTCCTTCGATAACGTCATCGACGCTGTTGCAGACACTTTTCAAGATATCGCGGATATGCTTCCAAGCTCTCCTGTAAAATTTGGGCCATTGGTAGGTTTAGAAAAATCAGGTGAAGCTATACCTGATCTGCTTTCTAAAGGTGTCGCAAAAGGAGTTAAAGTCAAAGTAATTCCTCGTATGGAGAAAGTGGCACAGGACCAATTATCATTCCATGAGCGCCGAACTGCCGTTATGTCGGGCCCTGATTTCGGTGCCGGCGCGAAACATGATACAGCAAAACGAGAGACGACTGCTTTAACTCCCACAAGAACTCAAACCCAATCACAACAACCTGTCCAACTCGTTATAGATTATAAGGGAGTGAAAAGATTGCTTGGTGAAATTTCTACAGAGCTGTTGGAAGATGCAATTGGGCTTAGACTAGCATAAGGATAAAATTAAAATGGCAGAAAAAAATCATAGTATTGTCGCCGCTGATGCTCTTGCTAATAGTCATCAACTTTTTATTGACATACACCACATCAACAGCAACAAAGGAGTAAAATTTAAAGCATTTCTAACAAATTATTCTGAAGCAATAAATACGTCGTATGATGTTCAACACTTTGTGATGAATCAAGAACCAATACGAAAACTAAAGAGCACAATGAGACAAATCAACATTGGTTGGGATAACCCTGCTGCTTCCATTGTGGAAGCAGAAGAAAACTTAGGCAAGGTTTCAATGTTGGCAAACATGCTTTATCCTGAACAAGTTAAGCAAGGGGAACTTTATATCCCTAAAGTTGGTGGCAGCCCTATATTTAAAATGAGGTTAATGAACTTTGTTAGAAATCCAGCAAACGATAGAGTTGCAGTTGGTAGCTATTCTGCAGCAAGCAAAAGCGGCCTTTTAGGATATATAGATGGGTTTAGTTGGGAATTTGATCAGGAGGCCGGCTTCTTTTTATTTGGAGGTGGTAGATCTTTGCCAAAAAACATTAAGACAACATTTACTTATTATCCTGTTCATGAAAAAAGTCCAGCGTGGATCGAAGGAGGGATGGAAGGATACAAAGGATATCCTTATCCGGAAGGAGTTATCGCATATGAAAATGCTGATAGGGAAAAAAGGGGATATTCAAGTAGGCCCTCTGCGTTAACAGACCTATCCAGTATGCCTTCGAATGTTCAAGAGAGCCGAAGACAAACTTTGTTAAAACAACATCAAAGAGGATGATATAAAATGACTTCTAGATATGATAACAGGACAATTAGTATTAACAACAATAGGATGTATAAAGAACAATTCCTTAATAGAAAGATTAGCCGCATAAGACAGTTTAGATCATCAGTTATTAGATATCCAACTCCGGAAGAAGTGGGAGCATTTGCTATTATAACACACGTGTGGTCAACTGGAGATAGGTTTTTTAAATTGTCGAATCACTATTATGGGGATCCGAGAGTGTGGTGGGTTATACCATGGTTCAATCAAAAGGCTTTGGAGTCTGACTTCGCACTTGGCGATACTGTTCTTGTGCCGCAGCCCTTGGAAGAAGCGTTGACTTATTTTAATTTGTGAGAATATGATATATGGCGGACATAACAACAGAATCAAGTAAAAGAATACCTGCTCATGCTGAACAGTGTTTTCTTGTAGAAAATCTTGACAGGTTTACTTTAAAAAAAGGAACCACTCTTACACAAGACTACTCACATATTGGTCTTGTAAATCCAACCGAGAGTGATTCAATTATTTTCCTCAATAAAATACGTGGCTTAGGCGAAGAAGGGCAAAGATTCTTTGAAAATTTACCGAAAAGCATCGCTGCTGATATGCAACCTTATATTAAATTATATAAAGTAATACCATTTAAAGTAGGAGAGTCCAATTCTTTTAAAGACATGACTGTTGATCTTCCGTTTAATAATCTTAGTTTCGACCCCACGCAAATAACCGCCAGCGGCCGTAATAAAAAATTAGGAGTGGCATTTAGATCCTTTTCTTTTGATTTTGAAGGGAAAAGACCCATTGAAGTTGATGCATATGTAATGTGTAATTTAAGATTATATTTCGAGTCTCCGGAGGCTTTAATGCATAGATATGGAACCCCGCCTAGAGCCGTTGCTTTTTCAGATTTAATTGCAAGACCTTTTATTGCCTCCAACGCTATATCGCACGATCATCTTGAATACGATGATAAGTATTTTAGAATTAAAATGGTTATTGGCTATGTTCCTCCTTCTGTTCAGCGCTTGACAGAAGCCTACAGATTATCAAGGGTTAGTGATCCGAAGGGTAAAGCAGAAGCGTTAATCACTGCTCTAAGGAATAGTAAATTTGAGTTATTCTTAACGTTGTTAAAGCATACCGTTACGCCAAGATTTGATTCTCCTGATGGCGGCTATGAATTAGATATAACATATGTGGGTTCACTTGAAACTACATTTCGTTCTAAAAGTGCAGATATTTTAGCTCATCCAACCGATGCCAAAAAGGCGGCCGAAATGCGCGCCTGGGAATTAACGTTAGCCAAAAAAAGGCAGGAGGCTTTTGGTGGTATCGGCTCTGCAACTAGGGCTAAAATTGAAGCAATTGCCGGAAGGGGAGATTTCAGTGAAGAAGTTGAAAAGGAATATAATAAAGAATTTTCCGAGGAGGCAGAGGCCATTCTTGCTGAAAATGTGGATGGGGCGGCGACCAGAGCAACTTTCCGCGCGCTTTCTTGGGCCATGGCATACGAGAGCGAGTGGTTGGGCTGGGATGCCATTGATCCAGGCGCCAAACGCGCCGGCGGTGGAGAGAAAGAAATGGCTGCCCGCACCAGAGCATCGAGCGCTGATAATATCAAAGATGTAGCCGCCAACGTTCTCACTGAAAGGATGGGCTCAAAACTTCTGCCCAACCACATAGATAAGGTAACTAGTTACTTGGAATGGCGAGATAAGCATGCGTCGTATAAAGGAAAAACTGGACCGGCTGTCAAGTTAGCTGACATATACAGTAGAATTGTAACAAGACTAAACGATAAATCCAGATTATATGTATCAACACTTAGAAATGCAGATTTTGAAAATTGGTTTTTATTTTTTGACAAATCTAAAAAAGACGACATATCAACTAACGAAAGAAAATTACAAGAACTAAGTGATAAAATTGATGAAGCGGACACGAATGAAGAGAAACAACGGTTGATCAAAAAAAGAGACGAATTAGAGTTGTTAATGAAAGATAAAAGTTCACAAGATAGGATGTACGCCGACATATCTAAAAGAGCGACTGAAAATATAACCACCTCTGTATCCACAGGCGAGGCCGCTAGTAAAAGTATCGATGCCGTAAAAGCAGAGACTGAGAAAAAGAAAGAGGAAGCAGAGGCGAAGAAAAAGGCTGAAGACTCAGACGAGGAACCAAGTGATGTTGATTCTGAGGCCAAGAAAGCTACACCAACACCTATAGTTAATCGTGATATATATTATTTTTATTATGGAGACTTGTTGGACACAGTTTTAGAAGTGATGTCTGAGATGAAAAAATTCTTAGATTTAAACTTTTGGTCTGCAACAAACACAAATGGTAATGTAAAAATATTATTAGGAGAAATAGAACTTCCTCATCCTAAAACAGGTGAGAGAATAAAAGAAAATCTAGCGAGGATACCGATAACGTTGGATACATGGCAACGTTTCTGGCTTGATAAAGTAGTCTCCCCCCTTAAGACAGAGTACCTTTTAAGATCATTTCTGCATGATACGCTATCAGAATTAATTGTTGCAGCTTTGACAAATAAATGTAAACGTATAGGGTCGCCACAACTTGTTGTGAGAACGGGGATACATTATGAATCATTAAGGAGCAACACAAAACTGGAGTTTGCACAAAAAAAAGGCCCAGCCGCCGATAAAGCATATTACCATTCTTTGACTACGGAACCCATAATTGAAGATCTAAAAAAACCATCAGATAACGAGAAAGAAGCTGTAGGAACAGAATTAATATATCTTCATGCGCCAAGTAGTTCTTCCAGGTGGTTTGACCCACAAAAGAAAAAGCAAGATTTTGGTAGGGGTGTTCATCATATAGTTCTCGGAGCTGAAAATAGTCCAATTATAGCAGCAAGCTTTAACAAAGCTAATCAACCATATTATTTAGAGACGAAAGCAGAACAAGGCGCTGTGCTAGATGATACGGTACATTTTAGTGAACCTTATAATTGTTCTATCACAATGTATGGAAATAGTATTATACTTCCTGGCAAACATCTACATATTTCTTTTCCTCACAGTCATTTTGGGAAACCTTATAATAAAAATTCTGCGGCACGAAGATTAGGTTTGGGTGGTTATTTTTTTATTCTCAAAACCAAAAATGAAATGAAAGCATCAGAGTCTAGATTAGAATGGACAACTCAACTCGAGTGTTTGTGGGAATCCTTTGGTAACGAAAACAAGATGCCAAGTCCAATGTATACTCCGAAAATAGAGCCGGAAAAGCCCACACACGAACTCGCCGTGGAGACACCGGATAGCTCCGCTCCACTGGTGAACGACACGTTGGGCGCAAGAACTGAACGCTTCGCCGATCTTGAAGCCCTCGCCGAGTCGGTACCGGCCGGAGAACCAGCGTCGTTGGAGGTGGGGAGAGCCCGCATGGACGTTCTCGCGGAAAAACAAGCCAACGCCGCAGCGACGGAAGCCCAACGCATTGCCTACGAAAAGGAATACGGTCTAGACGCCGCATTCGTCTGGGTTAACGAGGTGTCTCACCGGGGAGTTAGTGACGCGGAAGCGGCCTCTATCAGAAAACTTCGCCGAGAAGAAGCGAAAGCCGCATCCGAAGCCCAGAAGGCGACGGAAGTTTATGCGAGTAAGGCTCCTGAAAAAGACGTCTTTGAGACGGCCGCCGGCGGCGGCCTAACCAAGGAAGAAATGGATAACCCTCTGGCCGCGCTCGCGTCGAAGCCAGAGTCAGATTAGGCCGCAGGAGATTAATAATTATGGCAAAAACAACTAGAGAGCTTTTCAACAAGAGGTATTATGATGAAAGAGTCGGTTTGTATCCGATGGACGGTTTTGATATACCGTTCCCCATCGATATGTGGTACGGGCCAAAAGTTCTGTTTGGACGAGTCGATCAACAATATAATGTAGTACAGGTTAGTGAAGAGACAAAAAGACGTCGCCTCAAATTTATAAAATCTGATGCGCAATCATCTAATTATATTCCTGTGTTGGATTTCGTTGCTACGGCATTCTCTGGATTTCAGGAAAACATCAGGCGCGCCATGGCATTCGGTCGTTTGAATAGAAATGGTTTAATACCAAATATAAAACCAGTGGCCGGCCTCGTGGATCCGGATATATTGTATGAAACACATGTAGAAGGGATATTCTCTATTTTTTCAGATGTTTATTTAAATCGCCCCGAAAGAGCTAGACAAGTATTAGATTTTGATAGTTATTTTAAAATGTTTTTAAATTTTATTGAGGAATATGGCTCCACCATGTCAATTACTAGAACTCCTTTTCTAAAAGCCAGTTCTTGTACTCCGTTGGTAAGTGGTTTAATAATAGAATTGTCTTCAGAGGATTTTAATGATGATGACGCGCGCGCAAGATGGATTAAAGATCCTAATTTTGAATTTTATGTCAGAACAGCCAGAAAATTTGGATTTCGACATGATGAACATGCGCCATGGCGCCTAATTGCTAATTTGGCGTCGCCCATGATGCAAAAATATTGGTGGCACCAGCGTCTTCTCAAGCCGGCAGTCAAAAAGGATCCAATTGAGAATATTGAAGAGATTCTCGGACCAGGATGTGCTCCTGTGAAAGTTGTCGAGAAGATTAAAAGTATGGCTAGCTTACCATATGGAGTAACAGTCGAAATCGATGATGAGACGGGTGAAATTATTACGACTACTGTTCCAGAGGAGGTGAAACAGACTTTTGAAAAATATTTGTTGCCAATAACAGTGAGGGGGCTTTTTAAAACATATTTTGTGAGAGCGTGTATGGGCGATATTGATGAATTAAAAAATAATTTGATTTTATACTATAATAAATTTGTTGAAAAAAAACCTCGCGTTAAAGTAGTAGATGTGAAAAAGTGCGCATACGGTTTTAAGATGAATAAGAAACGTTTACAGGTTATGGTCAGAGAAAAAATTAAATCCAAAGAGGTCGATGATAAATATGACATTAGATATTGGCTTAAAATATATTTTCGTATTAGAGTACTTGAGGATGGCACTGGCCACTGGTCGAATTCAAAATTTACACGTTTGCTGAATAGCGCTTATTCTGTTTTAGAAAGACTTGACAAAGATAGCGCAATAATGTATATTAATGAAGCAGTGCAAGGTTTCCCAAAAAGAGTACCACAAGTACCTTCAAGACAACTGCCAAAATATCTTGGCCTGTCTGAAGAAGAATTAGCCGGCGCTAGAATTGGTTCGGAAGAATATGAAACAGCAGTTGAAGAAACGCTACAACGCTCCCGAGAAATTACTGGCGAAGGCGCCTCCCCTGGAGGCATGGGCACGGCTGGCGGAGGATATTAACAAGGTTAATTAATGTTATTTCAAACATTGGATAATAAATATAAATGTGCAGGAGTATATTATGACGGAAATCTTTACTTTGATGACAAACTTCCTGAAGGAATTAGTAAAACATGGTCTTACTCATCTTCTCTCAGGAATAGAGAAATTAGATACGGCCATTTGCAATGTGGTGGCGAATCTCTTGACAGTGTTTGCCCCTCCGGTATAAAAGATGACTGGGATAAGATTAATAATAAGCTAAAAGCTTTTATGAGATCGATTCACTTAGCAAAGGTTTCATTAGACGATAATTGCTTCTATGACTTGGTTCCGGAAAAATTTCTTTTGGAATACTGTGAAATTAAGAATCGAATTACAAAACACGTTTTTGAAAATTTTTTGCCGCCCAGAAATTTGAGATTTTTAACTTTGTTAACGAAAGTGGTTGAAGATATAAATCAACAAAAACTCAATATTGATATAGACGAGTTTAAACCCTTTTTAACTCAACATGAAGCAAGAAAATGGAGAAAGAAAGTTCAGAATATTTCGCCATACGTGAGATACGATATCTTTGGCACAAAAACAGGAAGATTAACAACAAAAAAATATAGTTTTCCAATTCTTACTTTTCCGAAAAGGTACCGCTCTATTATCAAGCCAAATAATGATTTATTTGTCGAGCTAGATTATAATGGAGCAGAACTAAGAACTTTGTTAGCTCTGTCAGACAAGAATCAGCCGGCAATTGATATTCACGAATGGAATAGAAGATTTTTGTTTGAGAATAAAGTTTTGTCACGACAGGAAGTTAAAAATTCTATTTTTGCTTGGCTTTATAATTCAAAAGAACATTCGAATGAGAAAATGTTAAGAAAGATGTATGACAAAGATAAAGTTTTAAATGAATATTGGGATGGAAAAATGGTAAGGACTTGTTTTAACAGAGAAATTCCAGCAGATAAGCATCATGCATTAAATTATATCATTCAGAGTACATGTGCTGATCTTATTTTGCAAAAAATGATTAAAATTTATGATATACTAAAAGATAGAAAGTCTAATATTTCTTTTTGTATACATGACAGCATAGTTATTGATTTACACAAAGATGATAAACATCTTATGAAAGATATTGTAGATGAATTTACCAATACGAGATTTGGCAAGTTTAAAAGTAATATTAAAACTGGTAAAAATTTTGGAGAGTTAAAGGAGTTATTCTCATAATGGATAGTGTTGTTGGTATAGGGGAGATAGGCTGCAATATTGCTGATGGGTTTTTAAATTATAGTCAGTATAAAGTTTATAAAATTAATGTAGACAATGATCTAGACCAGACCGATTGGTCATGGGCTTCTTATGATGTTGATGAAAATAGCGGATATGAGAAGGACGGTGTTTACAGGTTTAGAAAGCAAGACAGCCCGGAACAATATGAAAAAAATTGTCCAAATTTGGGTCATTTCTTTAGAAACATAAAAGGTGAAGTACTTTTTGTTGTTAGTGGATCTGATTCTGTTTCTGCTGCCACATTAGCCATATTACAACAAATAAAAGATTGTGATATAAGTATTTTATATATTAAGCCGGAATTAGAATCTCTTTCACCGGATAAAATTAAACATGAGTGGGTTGTTTTTAACGTTTTACAAGAATATGCTAGATCTGGAGTTTTTAAAAGGATTTATCTTGTGAATAACTCTGAAATTGAAAAGCATTTGGGTGAAGTTCCAGTTATTGGCTATTATGATCGATTAAACGAAATGATTGTCTCAACGTTTCATATGATAAACGTTTATAATCATAATGAGCCAGAAGTTTCTACATTTTCAGAACCTGACAAAATTAATAGGATTTCTACTATCGGATTTATTAACTTTGAGACCGGAGAAAAAAAATTCTTTTATTCCCTTGACGAAATAAAAGAATTGTGCTACTATTATGCCATAAACAAAAAAAAATTAGAAGAAGACGGTGATTTGTTTAAAAAAATTAAAGAGCAAGTTAAAAATGATGTTAAGACTGGTTACGGAATATTCGCAACAAAATATGCAGAAGATTATTCATACGTAATCGCTCATTCATCAGAAATTCAACGACAAAAAAGTGAAAAAAACACTTGACAAACAGAATTCATTGTGTTACTATGAATATAGCAGAATGAGAAATTGGTCATTCTGACTTTACTCAACAAAAGGAGAAATTAATGAGTATTGATATGGAAAAAATGCGTTCACGACGCAGCGAACTAGATAATAAAAACGGTGGCGGACGGGAGAACTTCTGGCGCCCTCAAGATGGGGAGACAACGATTCGCATCGTTCCTACTCCCGATGGGGATCCTTTCAAGGATTATTGGTTTCACTACAACGTAGGAAACGCCCCCGGGTTCTTGAGTCCGAAAAAGAACTTTGGAGAAGACGATGCACTCGATAATTTTGTTCGCAAACTCTATAAGGAGGGAACGGAAGAGAGTATTAAGATGGCAAAGTCTTTGTCAGCACGTCAGCGCTTCTTCGCTCCTGTGGTAGTACGCGGTGAAGAAGATAAAGGTGTGCGTATTTGGGGGTTTGGCAAGATGGCTTATGAGAAGCTACTTAATCTTGTCCTCAATCCTGAATATGGCGATATTACAGATCATGAAACTGGAACTGATCTGGTGATTCGCTATGGAAAGCCTGCAGGAGCATCCTTCCCTCAAACGGAGATTACTCCTCGCCGGCGCCCTTCGCCACTTTGTGAGGAAGAATCACAATGTGCTGAATGGCTGGATACAATTCCGGATCTTGACTCGCTCTTTGAGCGGAAAACACCGGGAGACGTTGAAACCATTCTCGATGAATATTTATCGGGCAATGTTGACGATAATTCTTCTGATGTGGAGAAGTATAACACCGAATCGGGAGATTCGGTAGATAAAGCTTTCAGTGAGCTTCTTTCGTAAAATTCTCTCTCACCCGCAGGGAGGCACGGGGTTACAGGTGTCTCAAATTAAAATAATAAAAGGATGATATTATAATGAGTACAAAAAGTAAAAAAACAAAAAGTAAAAAAACAAAAAGTAAAAAGGTTAAGAGTGGGCAGACGGTAAGTGTACACTACGTTGGCACATTTGATGATGGTACTGAATTTGACAGTTCCAGAGTTCGTGAAGAAGCCGTATCTTTCGAGGTGGGCTCCGGCGAACTGATTTCTGGTTTTGACGCAGCTTTGTCTGGGATGAAAATTGGTGAAGTTAAAAAAGTTAAAGTAGAGCCGAAAGAAGCATATGGGGAAATTAATCCTGAAAATTTTCAAACTGTACCGCAAACGAATTTCCCAAATGGTTTTGAATTCGAGGTTGACAATATGGTGCGTGGACAAGATGCCGAGGGCCAGTCAGTGATTGCGAGGATTGACAAAGTCAACGAGGATACTGTTATTTTGGATTTTAATCATCCTCTTGCCGGCAAAAATTTGAATTTTGAAATTGAACTTTTGAATGTCGAATAAAAATAGAAATAAAATGGCAAGAAAAACAAAAACTAAAGCAGGCAAACTTTCTATGTCAGACATGCGAAGTCTTATCAATAAAAAGGCTGGCATGTCTGTTGCACACAATTTAAACGATGCTAACCCAACAGAGGTAAAGGATTGGATTCCAACCGGATCACGGTGGTTGGATTCAATTATTTGTCGCGGCCGCCTAACAGGTGTACCAGTAGGAAAGGTTGTTGAAATTGCCGGATTAGAATCAACTGGAAAGTCTTACATGGCTGCTCAGGTTGCTGCCAATGCTCAAAAAATGGGCATCGATGTAATCTATTTTGATTCTGAATCAGCAATCGATCCAACGTTTTTAGAACGAACTGGTTGCGATTTAGAAGAGCTGCTTTATATTCAGGCACAGAGCGTGGAGTTCGTTCTTGAAACAATTGAAGATCTTCTTGCTAATAATGATAATCGTATGCTCTTTATCTGGGATAGTCTTGCTCTGACTCCATCCGTTAGTGATGTCGAAGGCGACTTTAATCCGCTATCCTCAATGGCTGTTAAAGCTCGTATTCTTGCCAAAGGAATGTCCAAATTAACTGTTCCAATTGCGAATAGTCAATCTACATTTCTAGTTCTTAATCAACTTAAGACAAACATCACCAGAAGCCCTTCTGAAGCGATGGTTGAACCTTATATGACGCCTGGAGGAAAAGCCATGATCTATTCCTATTCTCTTCGTATTTGGCTTACAGGACGTAAAGCAAAAGCAAGTTTTGTACTTGACGAAAGAGGGTTTAGAGTCGGATCAGAGATCAAAGCTACTCTCAAAAAAAGTCGTTTTGGGACTCAAGGTAGACAAGCCAGTTTTAAAATTCTTTGGGGCGATGATATTGGCATCCAAGATGAAGAAAGTTGGTTTGAGGCCATCAAAGGTTCTGAGTATCTTAAGCAAAGTGGAGCATGGTATTCTCTCCAATACAAAGATGGTACAGAAGAGAAATTTCAACCATCAAAATGGAAAAATATGTTGACAAATCAGAAATTTCGTGATAGAGTATTAGAAATAATGGAGGAAGAGATCATCCTCAAATTTGACAAGCGGCAAGGCGAAGCAGCAGATTTTTATGATATCGAAAACGAAAATATCGAAGAAGATACAAAGTTATCTGTCGTTGGCCAAACGGATGGCGCAACAGAGTGATGAAGCTCGAACGTGCCATGGCGCAGTTTTGGTTAAAGGCGGCAACATCATTAATGCCGCTCATAATAAATGGTCTTACTCTTCTTTTGGAAAAAGATTTCGGGAAAGAGACAAGGGAATATCAACACTGCATGCTGAATTGGCAGCGGTACTTAATTTAGACAGATCTATAACACAAGGAACAGATATTTACGTTGTTAGAGTTAATCGAGCAGGTGAATTTAAAATGAGTAAACCTTGCTCTATGTGCGAAACAGCTTTAAAACATGTTGGAATAAAAAGGATATATTATACTACAGATGACGGCAAGCTTGAATGTTATAAATTGTGATTCTAATTACAGTATGGAAGATAGGTTTTTAGAGGATCTCGCGGGATGTTTCCCAAAAATGAAATTTAGACTCATCAACGTAGAGCTTCCTGGTCCGCTTTTTGGTTGCAACGAAAGACAAACTCTTAAAGCAGGAAGAAGGAAACTTAAATTATCTTGGACTCCTCCAATATCAGACATTACAGATGAAATATTTTATCAACGTTTGTTGGGCGATTGCATGGACGAGATCAACAAACTTTATCCAAAAAAAAGGTGGTTTTGAAAAGAGTATTAATAATTGATGCCCTCAACATTTATTTGAGAGCTTACATATCAAATCCTTCGATTGCTTTGAATGGTGAGCCCATCGGCGGCGCATTTGGTTTTCTGAAATCTCTCCAAAAATATTGTAGAGAGATGAAGCCTGATCATATTGTGATCTGTTGGGATGGACCTGATGGAAGCAGAAAAAGAAAGATAATGCACAAAGGCTATAAAGACGGCAGAAAACCTGTTCGTCTCAATAGGAATGTGCGAACCATGTCCGAGGAAGAAGAATTTAGAAATAAAGTATGGCAACAGCAGAGACTGATAACTTATCTCAATTGTTTGCCAGTTTCTCAGATCATGATTGAGCAAATAGAAGCAGATGACATCATTAGTTATGTCGCACAAATGCAGCACTTCAAGGACGCTCAGAAGGTTATAATTTCAAGTGATAAAGACTTCTATCAACTCTGTAATGATAAAACAGTAGTTTATAGGCCGGTCCAAATTGAGTTCATAAACGTCAAAAGACTAGTTGAGACGTTTGGTATACACCCTAACAACTTCGCCCTTGCAAGGGCCATTTGCGGCGATAAGAGCGACAATCTAGACGGTGTAGGGGGAGCCGGCTTAAAGACCGTTGCTAAGCGGTTTCCGTTCCTCTCAGAGGCAAATACGCACGAGATAGGGACGCTCTTGAAAGCATGCGAAGACGTCGAAAACCCTCTAAAAGTTCATCATAATATTTTGAGTGGCGAGAAGAAAATAATAAGAAATTATAAGATGATGCAGCTGTACACGCCACTGGTTTCAGTGCAAGCAAGTCAAAAGGTCAAATACGCGATCAAAGAGATGACACCAGAACTGAATAAGACTCAGTGCATTGGATTGATGATTGAAGATGGCATTGGTGCATACGATTGGTCAGAAATGTTTGCAACAATGAAAAGAATTTGCTTGACAACGAAGGAAAAGTGATGTACAATGGTGTTCATAATATAAATGAGAGGTTGTTGGTGCAGCATAACAAGAAAATTTTGATAATTGATGAAGAAACGTTGAAAAAGTACAATGAGTTCATGGAATGTCACTTTGATACGGAAGAAGATAGGTTTGCCTTTGAGTGGAGCGCAGCTGCTAACAGATGCGATGATAACAATTGGGGGGATCCTACAAATTATAATAGAGGAGGAGAAATTATCATAGCTAACATCTTAGGGTTTACTATTGCGCCCACCAAGAGTGGCGCCGATGGTTTTGACACTGAAGACAGAGGTGTTGAGTTTAAATCGACAATTCAACCCAAACTTCAGGCCACTTATAATGGAATATCCAACAAGGATACTTGGCCTGAGCAGGAAAAATATCTTAGAGAGGAAAAAATTGGCAAATACCATATGCACTATCTTGCACGCGTGGAAAAAGGTTTCCCAGTCGAATTATGGGTAATGCCTGCAACAAAAGTTTTAGATATTTTAATTCCAAAGGTCAAAAGACAATTTTATGGATTACAAGAAAAGTTGGAAAATGGAAAAATTCCCGCAGATCCTCGTTTTGGAGTGAGTCTGACTGAAAAAGAAATTAAAAAATATGGAGTAAAACTAATATGAATAAAACTAATTTGAAAATTCTCAAAAAGAACACAGAAGGGAAAATCGATTTTCATTTCGGAGGTTATGGCACAAAGAATATGCACTGCGAAGTTGATGGTGTTTCGCATAAATGCTATCAACTTCCTTTGGATGTGTTGATTCGTTTGATTGCCAACCAAGCAAGGGTAAAAGATTGCGATGCAAATAAAGTTACCGAAATGGCAGACGATTTGGCTGCAGTAGGACAGCTTTATCCAATATGTGTTACTCCGTCCGGAGAAATAATTTTTGGACATACGAGATTTAGAGCTTCGAGTCAAGTATTTGATAACAATGAATCGATCCCCCATATTAAAGATGATCACATTTGGGTTAGAGTATTTAGAGGCAACGAAGTTCAAAAAATAGTGCTCGGACTCAAGGAGAACGCGAATAAGAGACCTCAATCACCAGCGACCCCGGAAGATGTTGTCTTTAATATCAAAAAGTTAATTTCTGCCAAGGCATTTGACGAAAAAGATAAAGAATTCAAGGATCTAAACGATGAAGATCAAAAAGAGAAAATAAAAGAATTCGTTAAAAAGGAAATACCTTCCTGGGGAGGTCGAAAATTTAGAGGCCTCTGGGGTAAGCTTCGAAAAAGTATTCCGGATATTCAAAAGAAGTTTAGAACCTGGGACAAAAATGAGCAGTGTGAATATTTTTTCTCACACAATTCTTATGAAATTACGCGAGACCAATGGAAGAAAAAGCAAGAGTCTCAAGGCAAAAGTGGAAAAGACATCAAGGAGGTGTTTGAATCCGGAGAAATTTTTGACACTAAAAATCATGGCAAAGTTTGCGTTTGGTTTTTGAACGGCAAAGGCGAGACGACAGGCGGAACGTGGAAAAGTTCTACCCATGAAAAATGTTCTTCCAACAAGGCCGACAAGGTTGTGGTTGTCGCTGCGATTAATTGGTCTAACGATCAAGGAATTGAAAGCATTAGAGATACCATAATCGAGAGCTTCAAGAGTTGGAATAAAATTTTATTTGATAAAAATGGAAATAATACTCCCTCAGTTCATAAAATTTGCTTTGTTCCTCAGAGGGAAAGTGAACAAAAACTCATTCTAAAAGGAGAATACGCTAGAAGTAAGAATTTTGTAGAAAAGTAAATGAAAGACATTAAGATTTTCAACAAAGAAGGCTTAGAATTTCTTTCTGAGCTTCCAGACAATTCTATAGATCTTATTCTAACTGATCCTCCTTATATAACATCCAGAGAAACTGGTATGGACAAGTGGGTCGATCATGTTGCCAAGCAAGATAGTGCTGACTCTCTTGACGTTATGACCGAAGAGGATTGGGGCCAATATAAAACCAAAGAACAATGGAACGGCTGGTTTGATAAAGGCGACATTCCCGAAGCGAAAAGAGATAAAAAGTTAAAAGACTTAAAAAAGAATTATCTTAAATACGGTAGTATTTATGGGAAGAAATATGCAGTTAGAACCGACTACGGAAAATGGGACTCTGAATTTACTATGGAGAGGCTTGAATTGTTTGTCGACCATTTCCATCGTGTTCTCAAGGACGGGGGTACATGTATAATATTCTTCGATCTTTGGAAAATTTCTTACCTTAAAGAACAGCTTGAAAATGCTAAATTTAAGCAAATAAGATATATCGAATGGATTAAGACCAACCCACAGCCAGTCAATAGTAGTGTTAATTATCTTACTAATTGTAGGGAGATTGCACTGCTTGGAATCAAGAAGAGTAAACCCACATTTAATAGTAAATACGACAAAGGAATCTACGAGTACCCAATTTATGGCGGAAAGGATAGATTTCATCCCACACAGAAAAGCCTACTACTGTTTGAAAATTTGATCAATAAACATTCAAATGAAGATGATATTATTTTAGATTGCTTTCTCGGATCCGGTACGACAGCATTAGCTGCTCGCAATACGGGGAGAAAATTTATTGGATGCGAGATGGACAAGGAATATTATGACAAGTCCATGGAAAGAATGATCTTGACAAAAGATAAAGAATAAGTTATTATAACAGTATGACTAACAAAAATGATAAAAAAATGGAGGAGCTTATTATTGAAACACTCGAAGAGTTTAATAAATTTTCAACGAATATTTCCTCAGAAGCTTCTAGAAAGCTTATCGCAAGAGCAATTATTAGAAAAATTAAAAAGGTGTATGATTACAATATAAAGTATTATTACAGCTAGTATTCTGCGCCTGTAGTTCAGTAGGTTAGAACGCCACTCTTATAAGGTGGAGGTCTCTGGTTCAAGTCCAGCCGGGCGCACCAAAAAAAAAGAGCAATTATGACAAAAGAAGAGAGAGT